GAACTACTAATATAGCCAACAGTTCCAAGACCAATTACCGTCGATGTAAGATTTTCTGGTGTTACACCTCCTGGCGGATTTTGTATAAGTTCTACAAGTCCTGCTGATGTACTGAGAAGTTGAGAACTACTAATATAGCCAACAGTTCCAAGACCAGTTACAGTTGATGTAAGATTTTCTGGTGTTACAACTCCTGGTGGATTTTGTATAAGTTCTACAAGTCCTGCTGATGTACTAAGAAGTTGAGAACTACTAATATAGCCAACAGTTCCAAGACCAGTTACAGTTGATATAATTTGTGTATCAAAGAAACTTGTGCTAATTAAATTAGTAAGATTCGCCGTACTCACTAATCCTCCAGGAATAACAGCTACACCACCACTCGCTGTACTAATATACCCAGCCGTTCCAAGACCAATCACCGTACTTGTTAAGAAACTAGTATCAACATTCACCGTTACATTGCCAAGTCCAGGGGTAGCACCCGTTAGTACAATATTACTACCTCCATAAATCTGTGCAACAGTTCCAGTACCACCTGAAATAACAACTCCATTCAAAAAAAGAGATCCATTATATGAATAGAGATTCTTTGGATTTCCACCTACCAGGTCAATTAATGTTAATGTAGATGCATATATTGATGCTGTACTCACAATTTGTGTTGTTAAGTTCGATGTAACGAGTGTACTCGCATTAAGACCTATAAAGACAGCATTTGCGTTATAATCAGATGTAAGACTAATCTGACCTGTACCCGCAAGTGTTAAGATACTTGAATAGTTATTTGCATTTAGAACAGTGTATCCTGAAAGGGATGAAACTTGTCCTGTAGGTGTCGAGAGGTTCGGAAACACTTTTAAAGTTTGAAATGAATTGAGAGTTGTACTTATTGGTTGACCATTCGCCGTAAAGGTTAGCGTATTTGTTGTCGGATTTGCTTGAAGACTGATGCCTCCTGCACCAACAAAATTTAGAGCAGGTCTAGTAATATTACTTGAAAAACCATAAAGACTATTTCCACCCGCAACATTTAATTGATTAAATCCCTTTGAATAAATATAGAGTTGATTTGTACCCTCACCCTCAGCAAATCCAATTCCACCACCTTCACTAAGTGTCAATGTATTATAGCTAAGATTTGCAGTAAATGTCGCAGCATTTGTTACAATTTGGTTAAAACTCGGATTGTAACCTAGTGTACTCGGAATTGCCCAATACGTTCCGCCTGCACCATCTGCAGTAAGAACTGTCATCGCAGGAACAACCGTATTTGTTGATGTTCTTGCGAATACTTTACGAAGTGTAATTTCATCCGTATCATAGGTCCGTCTATACATTCCCTACTCTAAGGCATATTTTGAACTGATATAAATACGGAGTTCGTTGAACCAAAGAAAACACTCGCATTTGAATTTAGGAAACCCTGCGTAGTCGCAAGTGTAACAGCATTCGGAAGATAGTGTCCTAGAACTAAAGGCGCATTTCGATAAAAACTCTGAATAACCGAACCAGGAATACTCATTTTAATAGTTGGAGAAAAATAGTTACTTATGCCTCCATATAATCCACCAGCAATACCACTATTATAATTTGAAGGGAAAAACATACTTTGAAACATTTGACTACTCAGATAGTTATTATTACCTGATACTCCACTTTGAACAAAACTTGACATATAAATTGGTACTGGGCTCACAGGAAGTGCAAGTGGACTAAATGTAAAGTTACCTAATACTTCAATTGTTACAGTTGCTTTTGCTGTGATTAATGTTGAAAATGAATCAAGTTGTAGATTTGCCGTGGTAAACGAGATTGGTTGTGTACCATTAGTCCATGTGGGAGCGAGGGTTCCATTTGAGCCTTTGTATGTGACAGTTGACTGTACAAAGGAACTTAAGTATACAATATCTCGTAGACTACTCACAGTTAATGTATTTCCTGATCCAATTAAATAGACGCTATTCGCATTTACAACAAAAAATCCCTGTCTAAGCGCAACCACAGTACTCTGTAATTGTGTTGAAGAGATATATCCCACAGTTCCAAGACCATTAAGACTACTTGTAATCTGTGTATCAAAAAAACTTGTACTTACAAGCCCATTCAGATTCGCAGTACTTACAATATTTACAAGATTTGGCGTGCTTATAAGACCAATCATATTTGCAATTGTGGCGGTCAATGTTACAGTGCCTGTTCCAATTTGTGGGTTTAGACTTATGCCATTCCCCGCAATCAACTGTGAAACACCTGCGGTTGTACTAGGTCCTGATGCGAGAGCTCCATTAAAGAGCAATTTTCCACCACTTACATATAATAGACTTGGCAGACCTGAATTGGGATTTGGTGAAACAGTTATATCTAAAAATGTAATTGAAGATGCTTGCACAGTTCCTGTACTAAATGTAGTTGCATTAAAACTTGAAAGGAAACCAAGATTGCCAAGACCTACTAGACTACTTGTAATCTGTGTATCAAAGAAACTAGTACTAACAAGCCCATTCAGATTCGCCGTACTTATAAGGTCAGTGAGATTCGCAGTACTTATAAGGTCAGTTAGATTCGCAGTACTAATAAGCCCAGTCAGATCAGCATTACTAACGAGACCAGTAAGATTCGCAGTACTAATGAGCCCCGCCAGATTCGCAGTGCTAATGAGACCAGTGAGATTCGCAGTGCTAATGAGCCCAGTCAGATTCGCAGTGCTTATAAGGTCAGTCAAATTCGGCGTACTTATAAGGTCAGTCAGATTCGCAGTACTTACAACAGAATCCCATACAATAGTTGATAAATATCCAGCCGTACCCAATCCAATAACAGTTGAGGTTAGATTTCCCTTACTTACATCTCCAGTAATGGACGCGCCATTTACTTGAAAAATTCCATTTGTTATAGCAGCAAGTTGCGTTACACCTGTAACCGTATCTATAAAGTTAACACTTGAAAGTCCAATTCTACCCGTACTCAAAACTTGACTTTGTAAACTACTTAGATAACCAGGCGTAGTGCCCAGATTTACAATCGCATCACCCACACTTGTACTGAGCGTAGAGATGTTTCCATTCACATAGACAAATGTCCCAATTGAAAGTGTTGAAAAGAAATTTACAGTTCCAGTTACAGTAAAACTTGATATTGCACTTCCCTGTGAATTTACAAACCCATCAATATATCCAAGTAAACTTACACTTGTACTAAATAAATTACCAGATGAAATGTATGAGACTGGATTATAGATAAAGTTTGAAAAACTAGTAAACTGTGCTGAACTCACATATCCCGCTGTACCGAGTCCAATAACTGTACTGTATAGACTTGTTGTACTAATGTATCCTGTTGTACCAAGTCCTTCTACAGTTTTAGCCAGAGTTGCTGAGCTCACATATCCAGCCGTAGCAAGACCAGCAACTGTACTATAGAGACTTGTTGTACTCACATAACCAGCTGAACCAAGTCCAGTAATACTACTTGCAAGTTGAATAATACTAATACCAGAACCTATAGCACCTGCTCCATCCACCAATAAATTACCATTTTGGATTGTTATATTATGAACTGGTATAGCATTTGCAGTATTTACATCAAGTATTTTTATATTTGATATGCTTACAGTACTCGTGTACCATGCTAGGCTCTCCCATTGAATACCACCAATTCCATCAGACGTCATAAGCAAATTTGTACTGATGGGAATGTTTGTGTTAGAATCAAGTGCGAAGAGTGACCGGAAAACTGTTAAATCCATGTCATAGCCTCTTTTTCCATATAAGCGAGGATCCATCGCGCTACTACCTTCTACTAAGAATCACTCCATCATTCAGAAGCGGCGCAAGATGACTGGAAACGGTGGTCTATTACAACTCGTTGCAGTTGGAAAACAAGACGTTTTCTTGACGGGAAATCCTCAGATTACATGGTTTAAATTTGTGTATCGTCGCCATACAAACTTTGCCGTTGAAGCCGTTGAAATGTATTCAGACAATGAACCTGACTTTGGAAAGAAGATCAGTTGGCTCGTTCCTCGGAGTGGAGATTTACTTGGACCCTGTATTCTAGAGATTACTCTTCCTGAACTGTTTCTCTCAACTACGGGTGAATCTGTAGCCTATGTAAATTCAATTGGTCACGCCCTTATTAAAGAAATCAGCTTGACAATCGGCGAACAGGAGATTGATCGCCAGACAGGTGAATGGATGGAAATCTGGTCAAGTCTAACCACAACTGAGTCTCAGAAATTTGGTTTTTACGATATGATGGGCAAAGTTGATGGATTTTCACAGCCCACACTGGTCGGACCTCTTAAACTCTATGTACCCCTTCAGTTCTGGTTCTGTAAGAATCCCGGTCTCTACTTACCTTTACTTGCTCTTCAATATCACCCTGTCCGGATCAATATAACTTTTAGACCCTTACAAGAATGTTTCTGGACTCCTAATGTTATAGTTGACTGTACGGATGTTACTGTAAAACCGGCACACATTACAAGTTTAACTTTATATGGTGATTTTGTTTATCTTGACGTGGATGAACGTCGTCGCTTTGTCAGTACAGCGCATGAATATCTAATTGAGCAGATTCAGTATACATCCCAAATTGCTATTCCTCCTAGTTCACAATCAATCCCTGTTCCGATTGAATTCAATCATCCAATTCGTGAATTTATCTGGGTTCTTCAGCGACAAGCTGTAATTAATAATAAGGAGTGGTTCAACTTCAGCAGTCTCAGTGTAAATGAAACAGGTGTGCGCACAGATATTCTTGCCACGGCGGTTCTCCAACTTGATGGATTTGATAGATTTCAGGTTCGTGATGCACCGTATTTTCGTCTTGTTCAACCATGGCAGCGTCACACAACTATTCCATCCGACGATTACATTTACTGTTATAGTTTAGCACTCCGTCCTGAAGAACTACAGCCGAGTGGTTCAATGAATGCGAGTCGGATTGATAGTATTGTACTTCAAATCACCACCGATCAGACGACAACACCTCCAATTGGAAACTCTACAATTCGGGTCTATGCTACAAATCACAATGTACTTCGTGTCGTAGATGGTTTCGGTGGAGTTCTCTTTACAATCTAAAACAACTGATAAAATTGAAACTATCATCGATTATCATACAATGATAGAAAATGATAGAGCATGACTTTATAACACAAGAACGTATACGTGAAACCGGACAACATTTACTTAAACGATATGGCTTTGATTACCGATGGTCTATTCCAGAACACGATGAACTCTTTGAAATTGGAGTTGATTTCAATGAACTAGATACAGTCTATCATGAGCTTGAAGATATATGGCTCCTCTTTTGGCATAATGGATTTGCCTTGTGGGGATTTGAACTTCATGCTCAATCAAATGAAACAATTGTCTTGACAAACTTCAAGTATACAGGATTCCGAATGACATCGGGTCGCGTATCAATTCTTCAACCTGATCCTCAATTGACATCACAGCGATTCTTTGACGCACCCTGTTTTCCAACAAACTTTGTAGCTAATCTCCGAGCCAAGGGATTTGAAGTGCCTACGGATTGTTCTCCTAGCGTAAAGACGGATACTGATTAGTAGGGATGTCTTTCCTAGGTTCGTTTGACCATACATCCGCAAAGGCATGGGGTGGGTCACAAATCTCACCTATATTCTTTACTTTTGTTACGATACTTGGTGGTTTTTTTGCGGTTGACCATCTTCTTCTACGGTCTCCACGAACAGCAGTTCTTAAAGTTCTTGTAAATATTCTGGGTCTTGGATTCTGGTGGATCTATGACATTGTCCAGACATTTGGTGATTGGGAATCCGTTGAAAAATATGGACTCTCGCTTCCCTTTTTTGGTCGCACGGGTCTTGGTGCAGGTATTTTTCATGGTGAAGGTGGAGCAGCCCCTGATGAAACTCCTGGACCCATTTTCTTTTTATTATATTGTGCGTTTATCGGTCTTCCTTTTGGTATTAGTCAGTTCGCATCTGGGGATTTTATTGGAGGTCTTATGATGCTCATCTTTACACTTACTGGAATACTGGCATTTTTTTCAATTATCTGGTCAGCCTATAGCGCACTTTATTTACTCTATGACACAAAGTCCCTCTTTGTAGAGGGTACACCGCGTTTCTTTCCTGCGACACTTTATTGGCAACCAACAGGCGCAGCGCAAAATGTCATGACACCGAGTGCCTATGAGAAGATAAAAATGAGGGAAACTCTATTTGGCATGTTTTCGGCACCCTTTGCACCCTTTTTAGGACCTATACAGTCAGCACTTGGTCTTGTAGTGAATACAAAATGCGCAGTTGAAAAGATTGTACCTCCTGCGATTGAAGCAGTTCAAAAGATAGTCCCGCCAGCTGTTGCCGCAGTCAAGGACGCCGCTGCTCTCGTAGAAAAGGCGCCACAAATTGTGGCTGCCGCTGATTCTGTTTCAGCCTTTACAAATCCAGATGTACTTCGTGCTGCTGCTGCGCAAAAGGGTGGCGCACTTGAGATCGCAGCTGATGTAAGTTCATATGTATTCTTTGGTACGGCACTTGTTGTCTTTATTGGAGCACTGGGGCTTACATGGGCGCGATTTAGTAAATCAAATAAATCCTCAACGCAAGAAAATAACGACGATGTCCCACCCGATGTACACAATGACACCCCTCCCGGATCATAAGTATTTTGAAGCTCTACTCGGTCGTGGAAAAGATGAGCGTATTAAGGTAATGCCTAAATATGTTATCGTCTATTTTACAGCTGAATGGTGCGGATACTGCCGTGACCTAAATCATAAGCAGATTGTTGAGGCATTTCCTCATGTTGCTTTCTACAAATGTGACAT